CTACAAGTTTAAGTTTTAGAAATGGTAATACAGGTGCCTCACTTATGGAGCTTGATTCTTCAGGAAATGTTGGTATAGGAACTACAAGTCCTGCTAGTGTTTTACATCTAAAAACGTCTGTAGATGATAGTTTAACACAAGGATTAGTAATTGAAAGAAGTGCAAATACTGATAGAGGTTATATCAATTATCAAGGCGGTGCTTTCCAAATTAGGTCAACTGTTGGCGACCCAATTAATTTAGGTGAAACAGATGCTATACATATGCGAATTATGCCTGATGGAAATATTGGTATAGGAACTGATAGTCCTGCTTCAAGGCTTGACATAGTTCACAATAATAACAACCCATTAAGATTACAAAATTCTACAGGTGTTATTGTAAAAACACAATTTGAAGATAATGCTTCAAGACAAGCTGAAATAGCATTAAATACAGGCTCAATAACTTTTAGTAATGGTACAAGCTCTGCTTCAGAAAGGATGCGTATTAATTCAGATGGAGATATTTTATTTGGAGTAACCTCATTAAGCACAACAGGAGCTTATTTTGAATCTTCTTCAAATAGCAGGATGGTACTAAGTTTAGGTTCATCTACTACGTCCAATTCAGTAATAGCTGCTTACAAAAATCCAAATGGGACTGTGGGTACTGTATCTACTGATGGTTCAGCAACAGCCTACAATACATCTTCAGACGCAAGACTTAAAGACGTTACAGGCTCTGCAAGAGGATTAGAGGTTATCAACGAACTTAATCCAGTAGCTTATAATTGGAAAGCTGATGGTAAAGCTGACGAAGGTTTGATAGCTCAAGAGGTGCTAGATGTAGTACCAAATGCTGTATCAGGTTCAGAAGAAGATATGTACCAAATGGATTACAGTAAGTTGGTAACACATCTTGTAAAAGCTGTACAAGAGCAACAAGAACAAATAAAATCACTTAAAAGTGAAATTGCAATTTTAAAGGAGAAATAATATGGCAATATCTTATACTTGGGATGTAAGCACATGCGATACATACCCATCAAAAAGCGGCAAATCTAATGTGGTGCATAATGTCCACTGGCGACTAACTGGCTCTGATAGTTCTAATAAGGACTCTGATGGTAACCCACAAACTGCTACAGTTTATGGTAGCCAAAGCGTTAGTACGGATGATCTGTCAAGTTTTATAAACTGGTCTGATCTTAAAGCTAGTGATGTGCAAGGTTGGGTTGAAGCTGGATTAGGTGCTGATGAAGTAACAGCTTTGAAAGCGAGCGTAGATGCACAAATAGCTGAAAAAGTATCGCCATCATCAGTTGTTAAAGTTTTAAGTTAATTTTTTTAAAAGGGGGTTATTAATGGCAAAAAAGGAAAAAGCAAATGAGCCAACTATAAATATAGATGGCAAAGAAATAAAACTTACAGATCTAGATGACACTCAAAGATATTGGGCACATCAAATATCAGATCTTATGAGTGAACAAAATAAATTACAGTATCAACTTGATAGAGTTAAGGGTGCTTTATTTTATTTTCAATCAAATCTAGTTCAATCTGTAAACAAATCAGATACAAATTCTGAGGAGGTCAAAGATGAAGTGGTGGACTAAATTAGTTGATAAAGTAACAGGTACAGAAAAAGTACAAGTTCGTGCTCGAAACGATAAAGGCCGATATGTTGCTGATGATAAATCAACGCCTGATGTTAATGAAGCGTATACAACAAAAAGAGTAAAGAAAAGTAAAAAATAATGGCTGATGCACCAGATGCATTTGTCTATAATGCAACACTCGAAAGAATAGTAGATGGAGATACCTTTGATTGTAGTTTAGATCTTGGATTTGATGTAAAACTACATAAGCAAAGAGTACGTCTAGCAGGTATAGATACACCTGAATCTAGGACAAGAGATAAAGCTGAAAAAGTTTTAGGTTTAGCTGCTAAGGCTAGATTAAAAGAACTGTGTGATGGCAACATAAAAGTAAAGTCTTTAGGTAAAGGTAAATATGGCCGTATATTAGGCATACCTTATACCGCAGATGGTAAAGATATTTGTCAGATGTTAATAGATGAAGGACACGCAGTTCCTTATGATGGCGGTAAGAAAACTAAAGTTTGGGGCGATTACTAAACTGTGGAATCTGCTGTAACCGTTATTCAAGAGGTTGGTTTTCCTATTGCAGCAGCTTTAGGACTTGGATGGTTTATCTACAAACTTATCATGCGTATTGTTGACGGTATGGAAACCAAACTTGATACTGTTGATGAAAAGGTAGAGGGTCAAATCGCAGCTATAGAAGAAAGATTAGGAACTAAACTTGATAGCCAACACGGTATTTTGGTTGCTCTGATAGATAGAGTGCGTAGTTTAGATAATGAGATTATTAGACAAGACACACTAATAAAAACTATACTAGGAGTACCACAATTAATTGATAGCAATAAGATTGCTAAGGCGGA